GTACCTTAATAGCAAGTGCGGTATTACCATTTAATCTTGCAAATTGTTGAGCATATAGATCTTTGATTACAGTAACATAATTTGCCCAATGAGTTTTTTCACTTGGAAGATAATCATTAAGAGCTTTTTGAAGTTGTGCTGGAGTTGGAGCAGTTCCAACTGTTAGTGCTTCTACGATTGCTGCAACATTGTTTATCATTTTAGCTTTTTCAATTCTATCATTACCAGAGGTGGCTTGATCAAGAACTACAGTGCAAGCAAGCACAACTGCAGGTTTAACATAAGGAAGAGTATTTTCAACACTTGTTGCAACATCAACTTTTCCAGTATTGGTTGTGGCACAAGCTCCAAGAAATACGCTCATAAGAGCAACTGCGGCTAATTGTAATTTATTCATATATTTTTTCCATTTGTTCTACCTTTTGCTTCGATTGTTTGAGCTACTGTTCCACCAGTAACTGCTGAATCTTTTACTGTTAATGCAAAAACTATACCAGAAACAACAGCAACTAATTTTGAAATTCCAATAATATAAACTTCTGCGATATCTGGAAGAAATGCCACCAATGAAGGATCAGAGTGGATTGCTATTGCGGTAGTAATTGCTACTACTGTGGTAACTCCAGAAGTGGAAGATCTCCAATTGGCGCCAAAGATTTTAGATAGCATAGTTTTCATAAGATATTACACTATATTATATGTGTTAAAAATTAAAATATCAATACTTTCTTTTGATTATTCAAAACTCCATATAATACGTTTCCACTAACAAATAATCCTCTTCTGCCAAAATCTGGATCAAGATCAAAATCAAAACTTAAGGTTGCAGTTTTATTTGCTCCGATAGAAGAATCATAATTAATATTTGTAAATTTACAACCACTAAAAGTAAATTGAGTTTTATCTACTCCTGGTTTATTATTATTATTGAAATTAACAACAATATTGTAATCATCATCTCTATTTAATGTATCAAAAAATGAACCTTCGAAATCTTCTTTTACTATAAAACTAGTATTTAATTTTCCATTAACTGGAAATTCCATTTTTCTTAATAATGGGAATTTATAATTAATTGCTCTGTAGGATTTTCTATTAAAAGATAATGAATAATCTATGCTTTGAATAGTATCATTGTAGTATTGAATATTAGAAAGAGTTCCATAATTAGCATTTATTGATGCACTCGGATCGTAAAAACTTGAATCAAAATAATAAGTGGTGTTTGGGACTGGTACATTAACTGATCTAACAGGAACACCATCTTTAAAATAAGTAACAGTTTTTCCATCGTACTCTATTCTTAATTTTGTTGAAGCTGTATAAGTTCCTCCAAAAGAACCACGATCTGTACCGCTTTCATAAATTTGAAGATTCTGTGGGGTAGATGTAGTAGTAAAAAACCAAGCATAATCTATTGTATTAAAACTAGCGCTTGACGTTTTATCTTTACTTAATCCAAACATACTTCTAAAACCTAAGCTAGTCGCCTCAACATACATATTATTACTGTATCCTATGGTAGAATAAGCCTGAGAATCCCAAGCGGAAGTTACGGCAGTTTTTGTAAAAGTATTTCCAACTTTACTCATATTTGTTGGAGTTATATTTTCAGGAATTAAATTAACAATATTAGTTGAATCATGACTTGGGTTTCTATAAAAAGTAACGCTAGCATCTCCTGGCAAAAGGATATTTTCTCCACTCAAATTTGATTGAGTATAATTTAAATTTTTTGGAATTATAATTGTGTCTGTATTTGTTTGATTGATTCCAGATTTTAAGTCTAAGAATGTATACTTTACTCCAGAACCGCTATTATAAAAAACAATATTATCAGCAACATAACTTTGATTTACTACTGGTAAATTTCCAAGTGAAACATTAAAAGAATATTCATTAAGATAAGAATTTTGAAAATGTAATAATCCATAATTTTGACTATTTGAATTTATTATTTGAGTAGTATTGGTTGGGTTAATTAAAGAGCTGGTTAAAGTTGCATTTTCAGAAAACAAATCATTCTCATCTTTATTTATAACAAGATAAAAATCTCTATCATTTAACAATCCGCTATTAGTGCATAGCCCAGAAAACATTGGTGCATTAAATCCAGAAAAATGATTAACATTAAAATTTAATCTATTCTCATTTGTAACTCCATCAGGAATATATGAAAAATTAAAAGTTACTTCTGGTGGTCCAGAAATTCCACGAAATATATTTTGTTTTTGTCCAAAGCCTTGAGCGTTAGATCTTGGTTGTTGAATTGAATAATTAAAATTTTGTATCTTTTCTAATCTTTTAAGAATAATGTTGTTAGCTAAGTAATAATCAGAACCAGCTTTTTGTTCTCCGCTATATGGAGCAACATATAAACCTTCTACATTGTAGATTATTCTATTTCTGGCCATAACCTTAATCCTTATATAGGATTACACTTTTTAAGCTTTACTATGATATAACAATGAAGCCATGTAATTCGAGACTTGATGTTCAACCGCAATCTCTTGAATATTATTGATTTGCTCTTGATTTTGATCAAAAGGCTTCTCTATATAATCTTCAATTTTAGCTGTCCAATTTTCTGGAAGTTCATTGGCTATAATAATTTCAGATATATTTTCTGCACTTTCTTTTTGTTGATTGCTTAATTTTTTAACATTAAATTTCTTTCTAACGGCAGATTTAACTTCTTCTTCTAGGTTTTGTGAAGCTAAAATATTATCTTTTATTTTAAGAATTGAAAATGAAGCTTTTGTACCAATTGGTTTCACATTTTTTGTGGACTGAGGTATTCCACTAGAGCCAGATGGTCTTCCAGCTTGACCAGCTGAACTTCCACCAATGATTGGCTGATATAAACCTTCGTCTCTAAGTTCTTTGAATTTTCTTTGAGATTCTAAGGACTCTTCTTGAGTAGGCAATCTTCCAGTTTCAATTGCGGCCAATCCTTCTTCTGCAGTTAATACTCCTAGCTCGACTAGTCTATTGTAAATTCTAGAATATTGCACATCATCTTTAATATCAATATCTTGAAATGTTGGAGTTGGAAAACTCTTAAAACCAATGTCTTTGCTCATTCTTCTAATTTCTGGAATTAAGAACTCGTTGATAAATACTTCTCTAGCTTGCTTTAATCTTTGAACAAATACTTGAACCTTGATACTAGTATTTGCGAATTTTTCATTACCAATAAGAATATTATTTAATCCAATTTGAATATCGCGATCTACTACTTCGTACTTTTGTGGTCCGATTAGATTACCAATATCTGGAATAACGAATTGAGCTTTTGTTGTATAGTCTGCAATAAGAACTCTTCCTACGCTTTGATTTTCAAACAATTGTTGCATCGCTTGTAGATTCTTTTGATTTACTCCACCTTTATCGGGAGTATCTCCCATTGTAACTAATAGAACTGCTTGCTGCATTGTTCTTGTTACTGCCATGTCCATTTTTTTCATTTCAAGTTTCCAATTGATATCATCAAGAACTGGAAATCCCATTGGAATAGAAAGTGGCTCGTAATCTTGCTTTTTATAAAACACTGCCGCTAGTTTACTTTTATCTAATGGAACGAGAATATAAGAATTGTTTTTATTTCTTATCTTGTCTTTGACATCTTGAGGAAGATTATTATAAACTTCAATATCTTCATCTGTTTTTGGATCTCTTAGTCTTTCTAATTCGTAATCGCTCAATAATTTATAATAAACATTAAAAGCATAATTAACTGTTCCACCAACATAGATATCCGCTGGATTAACAATAGTATATCTTGCTGGAAGTTTGACTGATCCATCTTGAGCAATTGATTTTAATTTAGAACCAAAAGTTTGTGTTATTTTTAATAATTGTTCGCTAGTTAAAGAAGTGTCAAATCTATAAGTGAATACATTTCCACTTCTGTAATACTCTCTGAAAAATTGATCTTGAAAACTTGCTATATTGATTTTTTTAAAATATGCTTCAAAAAATTCCCTTGATTTTTTACTGCCACCAGTTAAGTAAATAGGGCTATTAGAAAATTCAGTCATTAAATCAACTGTGTTCCTAAAAACTGCTACATTATAATAAGCTTTTTGACATAAAACGATGGCATCTCTAACATCTAGAGTAGACATATTTTTAACATAATTAGAATATCTAAAAGGAATAATGCCTGTGTCAATATTAGTAAACCTATCAGTTCTTTCGATTGTTGAAGAAGCGTTTCTGCGCATAGCAGTCGAACCCCTAATTTCTGCTATTTTTGCCCTTTTCTTATCTGAAGCATCAGTTCCATATACCATAAGTGGGGTTACTTGATCTTGGGGCTGTGGAAATTCTACTGAGGCTTTAGTTTCTTCAATTTTTTTAGTTTTTTTGCTCATATATTCGTAAATATTACACTTATTTTATCATTATTGGGGTGAAAGTCTGAGATATCTCTTCTTTTGGCGCGGTCATTATATCATAATAGCACTTTAAACCCCAATTAGCTAATAAAAGTGCAGAATAATTGTCTTTTCTGGCTTTATTAGATGAACTACTTCTTTTTAAATGCTGGGGTAAATCAAAGGTTTGAGTGCCTCTAGCTGTAGATGAGTGTTCTACTAGAGTACATTGCTTTTTAGTTTGATAAATAAAGTCATCTTGATTTTCAATGAAATCTAAAGTAGACCAGTCTTTCTTTTCTTCTGTTTTCATTAAATCTAATGGAATACTCTGAGAGAATACAGTTTCAAAGAAGTTATCATTTGCACAAGTCTTACTAGCGAACCATATTTTTTTATAATCAATAGAGGCTTGCAAGTGTTCATTAGCTTTACGAATAAAGTTGCTTGTAAAGACTTGGTTGAAGGCTATTTTTTTTGATTCTAGATTATAGCTGTTTCTTGTTTTTCTAACTTCTTGATCATAATCTGGACCCTCTAAATCGGAATTAAATTCAAAAGTATTGATGATTAAATTATTAGTTTTAAATAATTCAGACTGGTTACAAGCAGAAAGAAATATATCAGCTCCAGCATTATCCAAAATCATAAATACAATATTGAAGTTGGTCATAATATAATAAAAATAATTAACGTGATTTTTTAAATTGCCTAATCCAGCATAAGTATGAACTAATGTGCCAATTTTATTTTCTTCATCAATTTCCATTACGGCCATAGCAAAATAATCTGCATTTGGACTATCGCTCATATTAGGATCAATGCCAAGAACATATTTTTTTCCAGAAGTGCCTTTCATTAGGGTATGAGGAGTTTCTCCGTTTTTAACGGTACAGTCTTCCATCTTTTTAGCACTGAAATAGCTATCACTACCGTCAATAAATCTTGCACAATATTCCCTTAGAAAGCTACTATGACTTGATCCGCCATTTTGAGCTTCTTCAATAATGGTCTTATCTATCATTTCTAATGGAAGAGCCTCGTAACTTAATTGAGAAATAAAATAAGAAGCTTCTGTGGTCTCTTTACAATTAATTTTTTCTACCCATTCATTATGTGTTTTATAAAGATTTTCAAAAGTATAGCTTGCAGAAGATAATGCTATCATTTTACTATTATTTTCAAATACGAGTCTATCCTCCTCTTTCATTAATCCATCTTTTATTAAGATATCTTCAGTCTCTCTAATCTCCATTCTTTCTTTCATATTTTGTGGCGCAACTAAGAAAGGCATTAAAACAGTTTTAATAATATCTTCTGGGAGAAGCAAGAACTCATCTAATACAAGTACGTTTGCTCTAAATCCTCGAATTTTTTCTCCATTCAAAGGTATAGCTACTATACTTCCACCATTAATAGCCCATTCATATTGATCGTTCCTTTTGCTCTTAGAGCCAAAAGCTTGTTGAAGCAGTTCTGCGCCCTTGCTATTTACAATTTTTTCTAGGTTGTTAAATATAAATCTAGCTGTTCTAAAAGTTGGTCCTGCAATTAAAATTTTTGTATTAGGTTCAAAAACGCATTGGAGAAAACAAAAAACAGCAGCAACAAACGATTTTCCGCAACCTCTTCCCCAAATGCACATATTAAAATTTCTAGCCATTAGAGCTTTTAAATGTATCTCTTGATATGGAGCTAATTTTATACCACTAATAAGTTCTGTGGTAAAACCTAAGTTTGCTCTTAAGAATTTAACTAAACTAATTTTTGCTTCTTTGTCGTTTAATACGCCTTTTAATTCCATTAATTCTTTATTAATGTCATGGTATTCTTTTTTATATTTATCTGGTGAGTATATCATAAAAGTTTTAGATCGTAAGCTAACTGAAGATCTACCTCTTTATAAAAACAATTTGATGTAAAAATAGACTCAATAACTCTGGTCATTTCTACTCTTCCATCTACAAAAAGAAATTGTAGATTATCGTAACTTTGCAATAGCTCTCTAACATTATGAAATATATACTCTGGCGTAGCTTTAATTTTTTTACTAATATGAGGAAGATATTGAAAGCTAAGAGCGTTAGATAGTTTTTCCTCTACAACTACTATTAAATAAGCTCCACTTTTCTTTGCTCGATCTATTTCATTTTTAAATCTATCAAAATTTTTAACACTTAAAGTGCTAATAAAATCACTTAGGCTTTTTCTTTCTATAAAGCACTTACAGTTATCATTGCTACAAGAATAATCTCCAAATGGTAATGTTTTAATTTCAAATTTTGTATCAAATTTTAACCAACTCTGTTCCCTTGTATCAACATAAATGATTGATTTTTTATTTAACTTATTTTTGAATTGATCAACTATATTATCTGTATGAATAAATTTATTCTTTAAACCTAAATTAGCGCAAACATCATAATAGTCGGGAAATATCTTATTATAGAATACAATTGATGGACACATTATTGTTCTTAACTCTACTTGAGAAGGACTATATGATAGATTTTTATCTTGCTTTCTTTTAGCGATTAATGATTTGCAATACTCTTGGGCTTTTTCAATTGGTTGCTGTTTAAGCCACTTTTTCATATTGTTTTTATCATTAAAGTCACTATTAAGATACTGTTCTTTAGTTTTAAAATTAATAAGCTCATTTGTTAAAAGATCTCGTCTTTCAAAATATGTTTGATAGTATTTTGTTTTATTAAGCTTATATCCTTTTAAAGACATGTGCAAAGCTTTTTCGCTTGGAAATTCTTTCCCGTCTACTTTACATATAACTGACATAATTTTTATCCATTTAGAATATCTTCTTCAGATATTCCTAAAATTTTACATTTTAATTCGTCCATAGAATCAAGTCTATTTATCTCTGTTTTAACAATAGCTTTTCTTAAATCTGCCATTTTTAATAATTTTTTTCTAGACTCTTCTTGCTTCCACATTTCCACAAGATTTAATATGCTAGCATTATCTTTTATTTGTTTGCTTAATCTGTCACTTCTTTTTACTTTTAAATCATTTAATAGTTTTTGTTGGCGATTTACGCAATCATTATATTCTTTTCTTGCGGTACTACTAGCTTCTACAATAGCCATTGGAATTCTTCCATCTTCTTGAGTGGCTAAATCTATTTGATTTTGTAAAGCTGTAATAGTTTGTTGAATTGTGGATGATATGACTACCTCTGTGGCTAGAACAATGTATTGATCAACTTCTTCTTGGGTAAGGTCGCTTTTATCATAAGTATATCTTAAAAAACTACTTTCAAAAAGATCTCTATCATTTTCATCGCTATAAAGATTAATTTGATGAGTAAACCTATAAGTATTCATGTATCCAATTAAAGAATGTATTTCTTTTTTGTTTCTTCCTGTCATCTTTTCTTTATCTATTCCCTCCATGATATATCTATTTATTTTAACTATCATTCTCTCTTCACTTCGTGGTGGTTTATAACTTTCTGTGGCAACATTTTGATTAGCGTCTGAGTATCTTACGTTAGACGGTATAGTTTTCATATGCTCTAACACTGTTCTTGTCTCTTGACTTAAATTAGTTAAAGCTTCATTTTTGAAAAGAATTTTTGATATTTCAACACCAGTCATTGTAGCGCAATTATTACTAATATATTCTTTTTGCTCTTCTGTTAACTCTATTAAACCTTTAGCTTCATATTCATGACTTTTCCTTGGCTTAATCTTTCTTGAAGCTAAGAAATTTTTAACAGCCTTGCCCTCTTTGCTTCTACCATCAAGATCTTCTCTGTTAAAAGCTAGTTTAACTAATTCTGTTAAAGACGGAGGATTATCTGAACGATTATTCCATTCTTTTAATAAAATTAACTGTTGCTCTTCTGTAAGAGCTATTATATCCTCACTCATATTAATGAATATCTACTTCTCCGTTGTATAAACATTTTTTAACTTTAATCATTATTGATTTTTTAAGATTTTTAACTTGTTTATAGCCAATTTTTCTATTCTTCTCTGTGGTCTTATAACCCATTAACTTAGCTGAATCTTCTTCTGATTTATGTTTAATGTAATATAATTCATAAAATTTCCATTCAATAGGTTTAAGAATTTGTTGCATTTTTGCGTGAATACCTTTCGCAGTTTTTTCAATATCTATTTCGTGTTGAACAATATTATGAACTTCTTGAGTATGATTCTCTAAAGCGACTGGTAATTTTATATCATGAGCAGACTTTTTACTTTTTTCCCACTTGGCATATAATGGACATTTGCTGCATTGAGATCCATAAATCGTGCAAGAATCTTCTTGTTCCGCTGCTGCACATTTTAAGCATGGTCTAGAATAATTTCCATAATTATTTCTAATAAGATTTTTAATTTGATTGCTTACTATTCTATTAACCCAAGGAGCCAAAGGTTTACTTGAATCATAAAGATTCCATTTTTTAAATATATGGATTCTTAATATTTGAGAGACATCACTAAAATCCATCCAAGCTAAAGTTGTTAAATTCCACTTATGCCTTCTTTTGTTAATCTCTTGATTTATCTCCGAAATTCTATCTTCGAAGGTAGCTTCAGAAGACTTCATCGAGGGCTTTTTGATTTCTTAATTGTTCCTGCTTCTTTTGCAAAGTCTTCTAATATTTGTTTCTTAGAATTTTTTTTACCTTTAATTCTTTCTCTGGGTTTTTTTTCTGCTTGAGTGTTCGTTCCTAAAAGTTGCCCAAGCTTTATTCCTTTAGCTTTTGAATTGTTATCTGATTCTACATCTATTTGAATTTTAGAGATATTTGGAATATTAACATTGTCTGTTTCGTTATCGAGTTCATTATCAATTTCATAATCCAGATTATTAGCTACTACTGGATTAATGGTTCTTTTCTCTACAATTGGCTTAGGAATGACTCTATTAACTTGAGTTTTATCGAAAGAAATGCCACAATTTGAACAAAAAATTGGTTTTTTAACCGAGTATTCTGTGGGGGAACCGCAAGAAGTGCAATATCTTTTCATTTAATAATATTATATATTAAATGATTAATTTAATCTAATTTTAAATTTGACTTGCTCTTTGGCAAGTATATTACTTATGTCTTAAGCTAGAAAACGAACTATCCCAGTGTCAACGTCATAAATTCCACCAAGAATTTGTAATTTACCATCTTTTTCTAATGAACCTAATAATTTACTATTATTTAATAATTCAGTCATTTGATACCGAACGTTTGCTTCGATTGCTTCATTTAAAATTTCTGGAGTAACTTCATTTTTAGGATTATCTTTAACCATTCCAATAAATTTTTTAATTCCTTTTGATAAAGCTTTTGCAATAACTGCGATATTCCCAGGGACTGGTTTACCAGCAAGGGTTGCTTCAACTGCTCCACATTTAGTATGACCTAATACAAGAATTGTATGAACTCCAAGAACCGCTGTGCCAAATTCAAATGTCGCATTACCTTCTTCACTATCAAAATTACCAGCATCACGGACAACAAATAAATCACCTACCCCCATATCAAAAATCATTTCAACTGGCACTCTAGAATCTGCGCAACCTAAAACTCCAATAGAAGGAGTTTGACCATATTCGCCAGTTTTAACTACTTTTTCTCTTTGCCAAGTATGAGCAACTGCTTTTCCAGTAATAAAACGAGTATTTCCAGCTTTTAATTGTTCAAGAGCGTTAGCTTGTGTTATCGATGCTCTTGCTATTTCAAATTCAAATATATTGGTCTTTTTATTCATATGTGTCATTACACATTTTTTTAACTAGTGTAATAGGATTTATATGACCATATCTACTAGTTTAATTTGCTTTGGTGTTTTAATTTATATATTTTATCTTATTGAAAGATTAAAATAATTAATTATTGCAATTTTAATTAAATAATAACTTATTGTCTATAATATATTGATCTAATTCTTCTTTTGTGTCTGATATAACCATTGTCGTAGGGCCAGACGTATAACCAGAACATTGTAATGGTTCTATTAAAATGACTTTAGTATCAGCGTCATAAATCATCCACCAGTCTAATTCTGTGGTATGAACTTCATCTGGAAAAGGAATAACATGCTCTGCACCTAATATTTGATTAGAATAAATTTTCATATTAATTTGTTGTTACTGTCCAGCCTCTAGAAATAAGAGTAGCTTTATCTGTTATTCCTTGGCCTGTGGGCGCACCATTTCCAACGCCTCCTAAATTCAAAACTCTAGTGCCAGTTGTTTTGTTCGCTGTAACAAAAGCTGCAAGAATAGCATTTACTGCTGCGGAAGTTAATTGATTGCTATTTGCTTGAAAGTTTCCTAAAGTATTGGAAACAGAACCACCTGCATAATTTGTGAGCTGGTTTGTGTGGCAACGGAAATCTTGCATGGCACTCAAGCCATTCAAACTAGGAATGGGTCCAGTGAGATTATTTCGATCGCACAAAAATGTATTTAACACTGGAGAACCTGTGAGTGCAGGAATGGACCCAACTAATGAATTTATTTGACATTGAAAATTTTGCAAATTGTTCAAACCACTCAAACTAGGAATTGATCCACCAAGTGGATTGTTCTTGCAACGAAAATCTACCAAATTAGTCAAGCCACTCAAA